TGACAATTATTGGTGGAATTAATACCCAGCAGTCTGGTTTAGTCGCTGGTCTGCCGTATGGTATGCCTTTTCTATCAGAAAATTCAACGACACTTACCCTAACCAACAGTACAGTTAACAAGGTTGGAAATGCCATGTCTTCTACAAGCATCTATGTCCAAACAGGTGAAGTATAATGAAAACTCTCGTAAAGGGCGGCGTATCAATTTACATTTTTGAAGACGCTGAAGTTGTAAACATTGGCAGTGACAGCATTGCCGTTGGAGACCCTTTAACACTAACAATCGCTGATTGCAGTAGTTCAGACACTGTAATGCACACAAGCGTTACACCACCTGATAATTGGGATGGGTGTAAATATTTATTTGACGGCACAACTTGGTCTGCAAATCCTAACTATGTGGCACCCCCCGCAGAAGAAGAAAAATCGGAGTAAAACATGGCAGGTTATATAGGCACAGCAGCGGTCCCACAGGCCACGCAGAAACGTCAGGCTTTTACTGCTACGGCAGGGCAGGATACTTTCGCTACAAGCGGCTACTCAGTGGGCTTCGTTGACGTATATATGAACGGCGTAAAATTAGCTGCTGCCGATTACACCGCGACCAACGGCTCTGATGTGCAGATAGGCACTCCTGCGCTTGTCAACGACATTATAGAGATTGTAGCGTTTACATCGTTTGTAGCTAGTGATGGGTTAGCCGCTGCAAACAATCTGTCAGACTTAGAGAACGCATCTACAGCAAGAACAAACCTCGGTGTAACTTTACCAAACCTTGGAGTTACCAGCACGGCGGCTGAGTTAAACAATCTAGCTGCAGTGCCTCGCGGTTCTATTATTTACGGTAACAGCAGTGCAGCCACAGCAAGACTAAGCAAAGGCGCAACAGGTACAGTACTGACCGCTGGTGCTGATGACATTAGTTGGGTAGAGGCAAGCAGTGGTGGCGAACAGACATTCACTGCAAGTGGCGCGATTACTGCGGGTGACCTTGTTTCGTTGAATACAAACGGAACAATAAGCAAAAGCAAATCCCTGCTAGGCGTTCCTGCAACCTTTTCCAGTTCAGAAATTAGGCCATCGTGTGATTCTGCGTACGACAGTGATACGGACAGAGTTATTGTCGCTTGGGTGGATGAAACTTCAAACGTAGGTAAAATTGCAATCGGGACTGTGTCTGATGTTGATAATTCAGTTACCTATGGCACTGCGCTAGATTTTGACACAGGTTTTCTTGGGAGTACGCAGAATTGGATTAAAGTTGTTTATGACCCCTCTACCCAACGCGGTTTAATAATTTATCTGAACGGCAACTACAACATTGTCGCTAGAACAATTACTGTGACGGGCGGCTCAACTAATACCGCCGCTGTTGGTGCTACCGCACAGTTAGAAGCTGGAACCTCCGCTAGCAGGGAAGCGTACAGAATTGGTACTGCTGTTGATATGATGTTTTGCCCAACCATTAACAAAATAGTCGTGATTTTTGCCAATACCACAGGTGTTGGTAAAGCGCGTATCATAATTCCAAACGCAGGTACAAATACGGTAACTTTTGGGGACGAGGTCACAGTTTCTGTTGACACTGAGTTTAACTTTGTCTCAATGGACTATGACGTTGCTAATAATATCGTTGGGTTTTCCTACGAAAGTGATTCGAGCGATGGGTATTTTAACTGTCTAACACCTAATGCGGATAACACAGTCACCGTTGGCTCAGAAATAGAACCTAGACCAGGAGCTATTACCTTTACGCAATGTATATACGACCCCATAGCCGATAACTTTGTCGCAATGCTTTTAAATAGTAACACTCTGAATTTTGAATTTATTCATGTAGACTCTAGCAGAGTAATGACTGTATTAAATTCTATTGATTTTAGACAAGATTATCAACCACCATACGGCGTATTTAGTTCTATATACGATTCAAGTACATCAAGTGTTTACAATTTTGCTGAAAATGGATTAATTTTTTTAAGCAAGTTTGGTAGTCCTAGTGTCGTTGGTTTCAATACCGTATCATCTCCAGTGCAATGGTCTGGTCATGACAGCGTGACACTAGGCGAATCGAATTGCAACCCCACGCTCCTTTCAAACGGCAGAGTATTTCTTGCAGTTAAGGACACATTAACAGATTCTGGTAAATCGATTGTTGTAGGTGATTTAATGGCTTCGCCTGTCGGCCTTGCAGCGGAGTCCATTAGCGATACTGCTTCGGGAAAAGTCACTGTCGCTGGCGGGATTAACACTCATCAATCTGGTTTAACAAGCGGTTCATCTTATTTGGCCTCTTTGCAAGGAACAGCGGAACTTGTGACTTATCAAGAAGGCGTCTTGTTTGCTGGTCCCAGCAGATCACTACCTGTTCAAGCAATCGCACAATCTGCGACAACCGTGTATGTCACTGGGTTTACTCCTTTAATTTCAACTTACTTCAGGAAGTAGCAATCATGACCAAAGCTAGAGACCTTGCGGGATTCGCGTCATCCTCTGTAACAACCACAGCTTCTGATGGCTTGGTTCTCAAGGGTGATGGTACTACTACAGACGTTATTATAAAGAACGGTGCTAACGCTACGGTGGCTACGGTGGCTGACGGTACTACTACTTTGGCTGCAACTGCTAACCTAACGGCTGGCGGTAGTATAACAGCCACAGGAGCGTCAGTAGGCGCGTTGGCTAGAGGTTCTATACAAGTAGGCAACTCGTCAGGTGTGGCTGCAGCGTTGGCTAAAGGTGCTGCGGGAACAGTTTTAACATCTGATGGCACAGACTTGTCATATACTACGGTAGGTTCAAGCGATGTAGTTTGGCCTTCTAGTTTTGCCTCTCCAACTAATACATACACAAGCAGCGGCACATGGAGCAAGGGCAGCTTAGCTGATGATGACTATGTTTGGATTTACCTTGTAGGTGGTGGTGGAGGTGGTTCTTATGATAGTAGTAATTTTATAACATCAGGCACCCCCGGTGCTGCTTTGTTGCTTTACGGTAAGGCTAGTTTGTTTAATGGTGGCGCGTATGTAATTGGCACGGGAAACCCTAAACAAACTACGGCTGCAACTCCAACTACCTTTACATTGTCATCTGCAAACAATTCTACTTTATTTACCACGGGGGTAAATGGTGGCGTCGCAGAAGGACAAAGCGGTGCAGGTGTATTAAAAATAGTTGAGGCTAAAACATCACCTATAACCCTAGTTGATGTTGTTGTTTCTGCAACTCAGTCACCAACTTCAATTTTCACCTTACCCGGATCATATCCAACTATTCCTAATGCTTATGGTGCCCTTTATTCTTGGAACTCTGGCTCTGCTGGCGCATATCCGGGTGCAGGATATAACTCTGTTTTTGGCGGCGGCACTGGCGGTGGTAGGAATGCTGCCGCAGCGGTAACAGGAGGTACAGCTAGTCTTTATGCGGCGAATGGTTCAAATTTGAGTTCCGGTGGAACTGCCGCAGTTCCCGGCGCTAGCGGGTGTGGTGGCTTATCAGAAAGCGAGGCACAGGTTGGCGGCGCAGGGAATATGAGGGTATATCATGTCTAAAATTTGGTACAACATAACTACAGGTAACGGCGCAGTGTTTGATGATGCAGAAGACATGTCAAACTGGCCTGATTTTCAAGCTGACTCAGTAGCTGCAAGCGAAACCCAAGTCAGAGCGCAACGTGACGCACTACTAGCTGCTTCTGATTACATGGCTTTGGCTGACAGGATTACAGACGATTGGCGCACCTACAGACAATCGCTGCGTGATGTGCCAGCGCAATCTGGGTTTCCTACAAACGTAACATGGCCTTTTGAGCCTAGCTAGTTTGGTTCAATTGAACCTTTTGAGGTCCCAATCAATCCTAGTAGTCATATGCAAGGATATATAGTAATATACCTCAAGTAACTTTCATTAGGGGTGTTCTATGGCGTTGAGTAAACTTCAGTTCAGATCAGGAGTGAATAAGGAAACAACGTCTTATAGCAATGAGGGCGGTTGGTTTGACGTTGATAAGGTTAGGTTCAGGTCTGGATTTCCAGAAAAGATTGGAGGCTGGACTAAACAATCTGAAAATTCATTTTTAGGAACATGCAGGTCGCTTCACCCTTGGGTGGCCTTAGATGGTTCTAGGTTTGTGGGTGTTGGAACAAATAGAAAGTATTACATAGAAAGTGGAGCTGCTTTTTATGACATAACACCCATAAAGAAGACCGTAAATTTAACAAACCCATTCACTGCTAGAAATGCAAACTTACACAATACACAGGTATCAGCTACAGATACTGTAATAAGACTTGTAAATAATACTGCCGCTTCAGCTTTTGCCCCTTCAGGAATTATAAAAATAGGTTCTGAGATAATAACCTATACTGGCACATCTGGAGATACCCTTACTGGATGTGCTAGAGGTCAAGAAGGCACAACGGCAGCAGTTCATGCTGGAAGCTCAAATGTCTCAAGCTCAACTATAAAAGTTTCAGATACAGATCATGAAGCTTCCGTTGGTGATTTCGTTATATTTTCTGGTGCCACATCACTTGGTGGTAATATTAATGCATCAGTATTAAACCAAGAATATGAAGTGTCATCTATAATTGATGGAAACACCTATCAGATACAGGCAAGAACCGTATCAACCATACAATCTATTACTGTTTCAACAGGTTTAAATCCAACTTATTTATTCTCATCAACATCAGATACATCAAGTGGTGGAGCTGTAACTTTAAAGTATTTAATTTCAGCGGGTCTTGATACGTCAATATTTGGCACAGGATGGGGAGCTGGCACATTTGGTCGTGGTTCTTGGAACTCATCTGCCAGTATTAGCGCACCTGGTTCAGCTTTAGGCTTTTGGTCTCATGATAACTTTGGTCAAAACTTACTTATAAATTCACATAACGGAAATATATACTATTGGCAGTTTGCCAATGGCCTTGAATCAAGGGCTACAGCTTTGTCTGATTTAGCTGGTGCTGATGGTTTGGCCCCTACCGTATCAAAGCAGGTAATGGTTTCTGACAAAGACAGGCATACAATAGTTTTTGGCTGTGATCCTGAAACTAATATAGGTGTACAAGACCCTATGTTAATCAGATTTAGTTCACAGGAAAGCCTAACCACTTGGGGCGCATCAAGTATAAATACTGCTGGTGATTTAAGGTTAGGTTCTGGTTCAGAAATTGTATGTGCCGTTGAGACAAAGCAGCAGATAATCGTATTTACTGATACATCTGTTTACGCAATGCAGTTCCTTGGGCCACCGTTTACATTTGGTATAAACATGATATCCGACAACACTACAATATCTGGTGCATTTGCACCTGTTGGTATTGAAGATTCTGTTTTCTGGATGGGACTGTCTGAGTTTTATTCCTATGATGGTACGGTTAAAGAAATACCATGCACAGTAAAAGACTTCGTTTTTAAAGATTTTAATCAAGATCAAAGAAGTAAAGTCTACGCAGCTTCTAATACAGCGTTCTCAGAAGTCTGGTGGTTTTATCCATCTGCTGGCAGTTTTGAAAACAACAGATACGTTGTTTACAATTATGGTCAAAACATATGGTACTATGGCTCCATGTCTAGAACCGCATGGATTGACCGTGGCATTTCGGCGTTGCCTGTTGCCGCTGGCCCCGATCACTATCTATACAGGCATGAATCTGGGTTTGATGATGGAAGCACAAGCCCCGCCACGCCTATATCTGCTTACATTGAAAGCAGTCAAATGAGCATAGGTGATGGAGAAAACTTTGTATTTATAAGTAAGATCATACCAGACCTTACATTTAGGAACTCAACAGCCAACACGCCATCAGCTACAATGACCATCAAGGCTAGAAACTTTCCGGGTGGTCAGTACTTGCAGACAAACAGTAGTGCAGTATCAAAAGAAGTTTCCAGCACTGTGGAAAAATTTACAGACCAATTGTATGTAAGAATACGTGGCAGAAGCTTTGCATTTAAAATACAATCTTCAAGCTTAGGAGAGACTTGGCGTCTTGGGTCACCTCGCGTTGATGTCAGGCCAGATGGGAGAAGGTAATGTCTAGAAATTTACCTAAACCTTTCTTTGGAACCCCGCCTTTAAACTACAATGTCACCTACATGGACAACATTGTTAGGTCTTTTGCTCTTTACATAGATCAAATGCAAAATCCAGGAGAAGGAAGAAACTCAACTCAAGTATTTACTGATCTACCTACCAATGATTCTGGTTTAGAAAATGGCTCTGTGTTTGTTGTAGATGGTGTTTTAAGGATTCCCGTGCCTAATCAGCCTTACCTTCAAGGACTTTCATCTACCTGTGAAGTGGGAAAGGTTACCGTTACATGACTAATGATATGAATGAAAAGGTCAGAGAACTGGAGAAGGATATGATAGCTCTTCAAACTGAGGTGAGAATACAATTTAAAGAGTTATTCGTAAGGGTTAAGCGATTGGAAACAACATTAATGGCAGCTTCTGGGGCCATAATTCTTATGTTGGTAACCATACTTGTAAAAATGGGATAGGTATAGTTTTGGTTCAATTGAACTAAACTAAGCTTAGTTTAAGTAAATGATAGACCCTGTCACAGCATTTGCAGCAGCCAACGCCGCATTTAAAGGCGTTAAACTTCTAGTCGGCGCTGGCAGGGAGATGCAAGATGTTAGCAGACAGCTTGGCGCTTGGTATGGAGCGGTTGCAGACATCACCAGAGCTGAGTCTCAACGCAAGAAACCTACATGGCTAGATAAGGTATCCCACGGCACTGACAACATAGAGCAAGAAGCTATGGATATTGTCATCCGAAAGAAAACTTTGCTTGAAAAGGAAAAAGAGATTAAGTTCATGTTGGACTACAGATTTGGTTTGGGAACATACGATGAGATGCTTGGTATGCGTAGACAAATCCGTAAAGAAAGGGAAGAAACTGTATACAGAGCTATGGAAGCAAAAAGACAAATACAAAGCAATATAGCGATAGCCACTTTATGCTTTGCTATAATTGGTACTTTAGGTGGTGGTGTTTACTTACTTGTATTGGTTTTACAATGATAAATGCTTTAATATTATCTGTGACACTAGCGGGAGTTGCCAACCCAACTTACGTTCAGTGCCATCTATGGAAGAGGTTTACAGACGTAAATGGTCAAAAGATTTGTGTATATAGATTTACAGCAGGTTTTGGCGGCTTAGGATATCATTATCCAACTAAAAGCTTTTCTGAATGTCCAAAGGTTTTTAGCTGTATTTATCAAAAGAAAGACAAGCGACCAAGTTTGTCTGAAATATTAGACGGCCTTAAAG